GATTCTAATTGGTGATACTCCGATTAATTCACTTACTGGTGGATCACGGCGCGAGACTGTCGCGAACAACTTATACGACAACATTGTCCAGAACGAGCTAACGAAGCATCGCTGGGGCTTTGCACGTCGTAAGGCGCAGATATCTCTGCTGACAGATACCCCGACTGATCCTAATGAGTGGAAGAGCATCTACCAGCTACCCACTGATTTACTATTCCTAATCACTGTTACCCCTGATTCTAACTATCAGGTGTACGGCGATAAGGTTTACAGCAATTCATCGCAAGCCCTGTACGCTGATTACATTGCTAATGTGACCGAGGATGAATGGCCCGTGTACTTTTCCAAGATGATTGAGTACGCACTGGCTATGGACTTCGCCGCAAGCATTAGAGACAGTTCTTCAGCTAGGGGTGAGATGGCCGCGGCCTATGTGAATGCGTCCCGTATGGCTCGATTTACGGACTCTCAACAGCATCCTACGCAACCGATACGAAGCAACCCATTCACTAATGTGAGGTTCTAATGGCTAAGACTCGATTTATCCAGTCTAGCTTTGTAAGTGGCGAGTTATCTCCGCTACTCAAGGGCCGCATTGATATCAATCAGTACTATCAGGCTGTCGAGACTGCTGAGAACGTCGTGATCGTTCCACAAGGCGGGATGAAGCGCCGTCCGGGTACTTCGTTTGTAGGTCAGGGCGTAGATACATTGGTGGTTGATTCATGGACCGGGACTATGCCCAATGGTGGCACTGTCGCAAGTCTCAATGACAATGACCGAGCCACAAGTACACAGACGACAACCCCGCCCGGCACTACAACCGATTGGGTGTTTGTTGATTGCGATGTAAGCCTAGCATTCGGCAATATTGTATTTATCGAAGTGACCGACATGTTTACGACTGCCGGTTCCACTAGCGACATGATGTTTCAGTATTCGACCGATGGCGGTACAACGTGGGTAGACCAGCAAGCCATTCCACTGATCGGCACTAACCCTCAGAACTTCCGTTTCCCTGTTGACCCTGCATCGGCTATTACCGATTGGCGCATCATTCGTGATGGCAGTGACAGCTTTGCGGGCAACATTGGCGCGTCGGGTGTTAACTATTACTACAGTGGTGGCAACCGAGACAGAAGAACCAAGCTAGAGAGCTTCGAGGTTGAGGCTGACCGCAACTATTTGGTTGAGTTTACGCCTGAGAACATCCGCATTTATCGCACTGACGCGACAACTGGTGACCCCGTACAGCGTGTGATCGACATACTACCGATCTGGAATGCCTACCCTGCTGGCTTTCTGTCGTTTATTGATGTTGAAAACATTAGGGTAGCGACGGTTGAGAACGTCATGTTGATCGTGGGCAACTTCCAGCCCCTTAGATTGGTCAATCTAGGTACGGATACCGATTGGTCGCTTGATGAGATCCCATTCACCAACGTACCTCAGTTCGATTACGACGATGCACAAAGCCCAACACCTACCAGCGAGATACAGGTGATGACTCTGGGGCATACCGGATCGGGACAATGGAAGCGTGGCGACCGATTTGAAGTAGATATTGAAAGCGTAGTCTCAAAGTCTATTAGCTATGCGGGTGACTCGACTGCCGATGAGCAGGCCGCGACCGTCTTTAACATTCAAAAGAACCTTCAAGACATGCCGGTCTTTGGTGAGACGGGCGTAGCCGTAGCACGAACAGGAACCCGAGAGTACACAATTACGATATCCGGCGAATCGACAAAAGATTTCGAGTTGTTTTCTGCTTATGTAACCGAAGGCTCTGCTGACCACGAGATTTCGTTTACAGAGACGCAATCTGGTGTGCCACGCAAAGAGGATGTCTGGTCTGCCACCCGTGGATGGCCCAAGACCATTTGCTTTTATGAAGGCCGATTGGTTATTGGCGGCACAGCATCCAAGCCACAATCATTATTCTTGTCTAAGTCCTCTGACTTCTTTAACTTTGACATTGAAGAAGCAGACGATGACGATGCAATCTTTGCAACCATATCTTCTCGTACACTGAATGATATTGTTGACGTTTATCCCGGTAGAAACTTACAGGTGTTTACCGCTGGTGCAGAGTTTGCTGTAACGAGTAAGCCGGTAACCCCGAGCAACATCCAGATCACGCCACAAACAGCGCACGGTGCGAGTAATGTCGAAGTGCAAGACGTAGATGGCTCGACGATATTCATTGATCGCTTTGGTAAAGCCCTGCTGACGTTCCTGTACTCGTTCAATGAGGACGCATACACGAGTGATGACCGCTCTGTTCTTGCTAGTCACTTGATTAAACAGCCTCGTGACATGGCCCTTCTAGCGGGTACTGCAAGTGACGACGCTAACTGGCTGTTTATCGTAAACAATGACGGGACTGCAACTGTCTTGAACACCCTGAGAAGTCAGGATATCAACGGCTTCACTAGCTGGACGATGGACGATGCGGAAGTGACCAACGCGACAACCGTGGGCGAGAAGCTATTCATGGTTGTAGGTCGTAACCTTGGCCCGAGTGCTGGCGATATTTCCATTGAGCAATGGGACTTCACCCGATTACTGGACAGCAGTGTTCGTAAAACTGCGACGAGTGGGACTATTTCTGGGTTAGAACACCTCGAAGGCGAGACTGTCTCAATTGTCACACGCGGTGATGACAGTGACGAAAACGACGGGTTCGTATTGGCAGATCAAACGGTATCAGGTGGCTCGATTACCCTACCCGCTCCCTATGACACAGGCTATTCAACCCTTGAATATGAGGTCGGGCGTCGATTCATACCGACTATCAAGCCTATGCCACTGAATACAAACATCGGATCAGGACAGAATCAGATGCGCTTGAAGAAAATCGTACGCATGAACGTACGTGTTTACGAGTCATCCGGTATACAGATTGACAATATCCCTGTACCTATCCGGGCGTTTGGCCCTGCTGGGGATGAGTCACCATTAAGTCCTGAGTCTATTACGCCGGTAAGTGGCATAATAGAGGACGTTTACGATATTAACGGCTGGGGTAGAGAGGTCATACCGACAATCACTTGTCCTGATCCTACGCCCATGCACATACAGATGATTGAATACGAAGTTGAGGGTAACTAGATGCCGGGCATATTTGCAATATTGGCGGGAGCGGCAAAGGCGGCTTTACCAGTGGCTAAGGCGGCCTTGCCATATATATCTACGGCCAGCACTGCGGTGTCTGCTTTTGGTGGTTTGCAGGCTGGCAAAGCTCAAGAAGATCAGATAAAACAGCAAGCAGAGCAAGAAAGACTAGCCGCAGAAAGCAGAGAGCTACAACGCAGAGAAGAATTAAACCGCGCATTAGCTTCTAATGTTGTGGCGCAATCAATGTCTGGAATATCTGGGGAAGGTACGCCAGCAAGTCTGGCATTAGAAAGCGCACGTCAGGTTGGATTAAGTGAAGCCACCATTGATCTGTCAGAAAAATTAAGGCAAGCGGCACTAAGGCGCCAAGCAAAATCGGGCGGAGCGGGTATCGGAGCGGCAAGCACATTACTTGGCGGCGCAGTTAAAGCCTTGCAGTTAATACCAAAAAAGTAGGGGCAAGGAATGGCTCAGAAGCGCATTGATTACTACGGCAAGTTTACGCCTACAGGAGTAGACACCTCTCAGGCTAAACGCTTGCAGGCTCTCTCTGGCTTGGCTGAACAGGTCGGGGACATTGCGTTTGAGGTTGGGGCTAAGATACAAACGAAGCGCGGTGCGGAAGCTGGTATTGAATCCGGTATGGAAGCGGCGGCAGAAGGTCAGGCACCAGAAGCCAAAGAAGGCTTTCTATCTCAAATCTCTATCTACGATCAGGCATACAACGAAGCGGCGCTAAATGCCTATAGCTCTGGCATCCGTGTTGATGGTCGCAAGAAGCTTATGGAGCTAGAGGAGCAGTTTGCAGATGAGCCTGACCCCGAGAAGTTTGGCAATCAATGGGAAGGCTATATCAAGGGCGTTACTAAAGGCTTGCCACCAGAGATGGCGGCGAACCTGCGTCTCAGCCTTGAAGATGAGGGTATGCTTGTTGGCGGCAGGATTACTGATGCTCGCAAGAAGATAGACTTTGACAAAAATGTTGCGACCGTAAATGAAGATATAAATATGCTTGGCGATGGTATTGCTCAGGCGGTTTATGAGGGTAACGAGACACTAGCGGCGAAGCGCAAGGCAGAACTAGAGAACACACTTGCACAAAACGTACAGTTTATTGATCCAGAAAAAGCAACAGAGATTCGCAACAACTTAGAAGATCGTCTGATCATCCAAGGAAACTTGGGCCAGATTGATAGATTCTTTGATGGTGAGGGAACTTTGCGTCAAAAGGTACAACGGGCGCGTGGTTTCTTGCAGGATTTTATAGCAAAAGACTCTGTTGACGGTATTACTCAGGAGCAGAAAGTAAAGCTAGAGAATTCTATGGCTCAAAGAATTTCTGCCTTAGAAAAGAATTTGGCAGAGGACGACACAGCCACCGGAATTCTAATTTCTGACTTTGAGGTTGGTATTGTTGACCGCAAATACACCATTGAGCAGGTAGAAGATTTTACTAATGAGCAACTAGCTCTTGGAAACATAACTAGAGACAAGCGCACGTCTCTCTTGAAGTTAGTTAGAAGCACGATTGACGACAACACAGAAGCTAATCAGGTCGCGCAAAAGTTTGCGGCAGAGCTTCGTGGCGACGGCGACCCCTTCTTCACGCCAACAACATCGGAGACTAACAACTTCTACAACGATTCTTACCGTCCAAAGTTCGAGGGCGGCACCATAGAGCAAAGACTTCTTGCGGACTATAACTTTATCAATCAGGTTCGTCATGTCCCCGTTCCCGATGGTATCAAGATGTCCGTAAATGGAATGCTACAAAGCGGCAACCCCGAAGAAGTTTTGCAGGCGGCTCGCTTTCTTGATCGCGTTGATGAGGTTCCGGGCAAGTTTAAAGCTGTTGTTAGTAATGAGAATCGGGCGTTTGCAGGTCAATTAGTCCAATATATGAATGCAGGCATACCGGGTGATGAAGCGTACAAGTTAGCGCAAAAGTACATTCGAGAAGATGCGGCAGAGCGCATTGCAGTAAGAACTGAGCAAATCAAAAAAGAGTTTAATGAAGATATTGATGAGTGGGTTGAAGAAGCAACCGGACTCAAGCCCGGTGATCGCGGATTTGCCGACGCAAGAAAGCAATATCAAGTTTTATTTAATGCACAGTATCTTGAAGGCGCGGAGGTTGAGGCGTCAAAGAATTTTGCTAACCGCATAATTTCAGCGAACTACAAAGAAAGCATCTTTGGTCCAATGATGTATCCGCCCGAAGATTATTGGGCAGATGATAACGGCAGTGTTGAGTATATGAAGCGCGCCATTGCCTATGAGGTTCGTCGTGAAAACCCTGATATGCAGTTTGATGAAGACAAAGACATATTCCTTTATTCTGATGATGAAACCGCCAGAAAGGCATCCGTAGGAACT